TTACAAAACTTCTTTGTTTACGATAAATATCAATATACGAAAAAATGATTACAATAACAAGTGTGGTTTAGCTTCGATCAAACCATTTTGTGTAATCAAAACGTGTTCTGATTTTGCGTGAAACTCGTCAATAGTTCTTGCGTTTACATAAGACATTGAAGATCGAACACCGTCACGAATATCGTTAATGATTCTCTGAACCTTACCCTTGTAAGGGATCAACTTTGAATTGCCTTCTACGTTCTTTTCTTCCAATCCGTGAACTTGTTTTACTTCAGCAGATGCAGAACCACGATACTTCTTGAAGAGTTGTTCGTTTGGCCACATACCCATTCTTTGAATCTCACCGGGTGATTCACGAGTTCCTGCAAGAAGTGAACCAATCATAACAGAATCTGCACCAAGTGAGAGTGCCTTGGCAACATCACCCGTCATTCTAATTCCACCGTCTGCAATAATCGGAACATCGATTCCTGATTCTTCCACGGCACGAATAGATTCGATGAGTGCAGTTACTTGTGGAATACCAACACCAGTTCTGATTCTTGTTTCACAAAGAGAACCGTTACCGATACCAACTCGGATTGCATCAGCTCCCCATTCTGCCAAGTTTCTTGCACCTTCGTAAGTAGCAACGTTACCAGCGATAACATCTACATATTCAGGTAGATTTTCTTTACACCACTTAATTGCATCACGAACTTGCTTTGTGTTACCGTGAGCAACATCAATAAGAAGAACAATTGCACCTGCATTTGCCAGAGCGATTGCACGTTCTTGATAATCACCTGTTGCACCGATTGCAGCTGCAACAAGTTTCTCTTGCTCTTTTACTTTCATTACGTGTTTTACTTGTTCATCAATTTTCATAAAACGATGAATGACTCCTACTCCACCATAGGATGCAATAGCAAGTGACATCTTTGAATCGGTCACAGTATCCATCGGTGAAGCAACAAGTGGTGTTCCAATCATGTATCGTTTAGTGAAACGAGTTTTCAAATCACACTGACTGCGAGATTCTATTTCACTGTATGTTGGGATGATTTGTAAATCATCAAACGTATATGCGTAATTCATTACTTAATCCTATTCTTTGTTGGACATAAATCATCTCTATCTTTGAATTCACACCATCGGCAATTCTTGGCTTTCTCACCTGCAATTGCTTGATGTTCAATATCGGTCTTCTTAGTTCCGTCTTCATTGAAACAAGTAACAACAAAGTTTTGAATCTCTTTTAAGATTTGACTCTGAGATACTTTTCCGTGAGAAGGTTCAAACCTTTGTATTCGTTTTCGCATTGCAGCATACTCTGCATTCTCATCAACTTTACGTTTGAGAATAAGATACTCAACAACAATATCGTCTGGATCAATGTTGAACTGTTTTGCGTAGAAGGTCTTATACAAAACAAGTTGTGATACTTTTGTCTTGTCTGCTTTCATATACTTGTTCCAACCACTCGTAGATGTTTTGAAATCGTATATGTGAATCGTTCCAGTTACAGTGTTTCGCATTACAAGATCAAGAAAACCAACCAGACGAACAGACGGGTGCGATTCTACTGGAACAATGTTTATTGGTTTCTCAATACCAACAAGTTCCCATCCCTTCTTCATAAAGAATTCATCACGGTGTGCTTTGAACCAACGCAGAATATGAATTCCATCAAGTAGGTATTCTTCCATTTCTTTTGAGGAAGAGAAGTGATTGTTTTGGTTCTCAGTGAGAAGTGTTTTGTATTCTTCTGACATCTTCTCTTTTAGTAGGTCTTCTACTGGTAGTGCGTTCGCTTCATTGATAGAACCTTTATACAGAATCTCAATATACATCTGCAATACTTCGTGCATCGCTGTTCCAAACACAAGTGCAAGGGATGGTGATGATAGACCAACCTTGTCAATGTAATTTAGTTTCCAACGATGCGGACACCCTTTCCACATTTGATACTGTGAAAAGGAAACCTTTGCGTCAGTCATTATTTACCCCACGTTCCGTTTCTCACCAACTGGGCAATAATTCCATAAACAGAAATATCTTTGAATGTATCTTCTAATGATTCACCAACAGCATCTACTGCACCAAACATAATCATTTGCTTGTAACGATTGATCTTATCATTTAATCGGAAGAACAAACCTTGAAGTGACAACTTACGATCTTGTTCTCTTTCAAGAGTTGTTCCCAATGAGATATTGTCTGGACCGTAGTTAGATTGCTTACGGCAAAATAGTTCATACTGTTCACGTTGAATTCGTTTGAAGTCATCGGTCATCGTTGGATATTTAGCTTCCATTTCGAGAACGATTGGATCTTCTTTTCTTCCTAGATCAATTTCTTTTATTGACATTGTGTTCCTCATTTTATTGTCTTTATCTGTTTCTCAAATTGTTTTAGTTCTTCTTTGGTTGACCCATATGATTTCAATATCTCTACAAGTTCATCTGGGTTCTGTTGTTGAAGGATTGTAATATACTCAAAAGTTTGGAGTTTACCAAGCTGGAAATGTTGGCAGAAGACATCAATGAATTTTGAATCCAACTCAATCTTCTTTTTCTTCTTGACGTATTTCAAGAAAAACGAAACCTTTGGTAATACGTCATAAAGAAGTTTGTAGTAATCCTTTGATGTAAGGATACCATTTGAATACTTTTGAAAGTCATTGATGGCTTCCACCAAATCCATCTCCATAGAAAACCACCGTGAAATAAGAAAGTTATTCCACGCTTTCTGATCTTCTAGTTCAAGTGATTCCCACTTTACTTTCTCTTTGGAAACCGCCTTGATAAGATCAAATAAATTCCTAGCCATTCTGACCAAACCCTTGTGGGAGGAATTCAGAGTTAATGTTTCCACATTCAAGACAAGCGTATGTTTCAAGTGGAACAATTCCCTCTTGTCCCGTTGGTGACACTAATGCAGAAATTTTCTTGAAGAAAGTTACCTGATGGAAAAAGTGTCCACCACATTTTGAACAAACTATGTCCTGTGCATCGGCCAGGTTTAGATTGACTCGTTGTTGTTGTGGTTGTTGTGGTGGGACATTTCCACCATCGATTCCTAAAATCTTGCTCATTGTTTTCTCCTATTGGTGATATTATTTTCGTTGATCAATTTCCATAATGATCTGTGTAAACATTGCCATTGCATTTATTTCGTGGTCAACAACCAAAGCATCCTTGTATTGTGATTCAGCAAGAATCAAGATGATAGAGGATACAACTCCGTTGGCATATGAATCAACATTATCGTAAAGATACCTGAACAGTGGTGTGTAATCACGAACCGAATTGTCTGCAAGTATTTGACGAATAGATAGAAACTTTTCTTTCTTTGACTTGTTCGATTTCAATTCATCAACAATCGTTGAGTAGAAATTGTTTTGAACAAGAGTTGACTTATCGAGTTGCATCTTACCATCGAGGATACAACGTTGAACTGTATTCAGAACACGTCGAATATCAGGATACGTCATATTGATGATCTGTGCTAAATCTTCCTTAGAGAACTCCACGCCTTCCGATTCAAGAATTCCCATCGTGTGAATCGCAACATCTTTCTTTGATGGTGGAACAATGTTGAAGATTTGACAACGAGATTGGATGGGGTCAATAATCTTATCAACATAGTTACACGTCAAAATAAAACGTGTTGTCTTACTGAATGTCTCCATGATATTACGGAGAGCAGCTTGAGCATTTGGTGTAAGGTAATCGGACTCATCGAGAATGATGATCTTCAAACCACCGAAACCGATTGACGATGCGAACTGCTTGATTTTGTCTCGGACGGTATCAATGGAGTTCTCATCGGAAGCATTTATGTAAATGTAATTGTCTTTTGAAATTGTGTTGGCTACAATCTTTGCAAGTGTTGTCTTACCACTACCGGCGTCACCATAAAGAAGAAGGTGCGGAACATCACCCGATTGTAGGTATCTCTTGAACGTTTCCTTGATTGTTTCGTTTCCAATATACGTGTCAAGTGATTGTGGACGATACTTTTCCACATAGAGAGTGTGTTGGGGATTGAACATTTTGAAACCTTATTGTTATCAGA